CGCGTCACGTCGCCGCCATTATGCGCCGCGCGCCATGGCGAGGGAAAGGCGCCGCCGCGCCGCCGCCGTCCGGGAGCGCCGCGCCCCGCTCTCCTCGAGCACGCGCAGCGAACGCAGCGCGACCTCGGTCTCGGGGTAGGCGGGAAACGTCACGACGGACACGTCGAAGACGTCCACCGCGACGAGCTCCCGGCGATGGATCCGGCCCGTCCGGGTCCATTCGTCCTCGATCATCCGGAAGGCGAAGCTCGTCCCGTCGAGATCGCCGCGGCCGATGAGCTCCACCGCGTCCCGGCCGTCCGTCGTGTCGGGAGCGTCGATCTCGAACCGGAGCCCGCGCTCGTCTTCGGCGACGCGCAGGGTGCCGCTTTTCTGCCGGCCCAGAACCCGGCCGGTGTCGTGATCGAAGAACGCCCGCACGTCGGTCTCGGGATCGGCGAGCGATGCCCGGAACGCGCCCGGGCGGATCACTTCGACGAACCCGCCCAGATCGCGGCTCTCGACGTTGAAGAGCGCCGCATAGCCGACGAGCGTGCGGCCGCGTGCGGCGACCCGGGCCTCGGTGCGTGCGACGTAGCGGCGTTCCAAGTGTGCGGGCGTGGTCATTGCGAAAGCTCCCGGCCGGCGAGGCGGCGGATCACGTTCTCGGCGAGCCCGCGGGCCCGGCCCGGGGTCCATGCGGCCGCCGCCGCCTCGGCGCCGGCGGCGCCGCACAGGCGGAGCTCGCGCCGGCTCCATTCGACGTGTGCGGCCGCGGCCTCGGCGGCGGCCGTCTCGGGGCTCGCCGCGGCGGCGAACCCGACGAGCTCGAGGAGCGTGCCGATCGTCCGCGCCGCCGGCTCGAGGGCCTCGGCGAGCTGCGCAAGATGGCCCGCGTAGAACCGGTCGAGCCGGGTCTCGGCGTCGGCGCTCCCGGCCGCGTTCGTCACGGCGCGGCGTTCCTTGTCCACCATGCGGGCGGCGGCATCGAGGAGCGGCGGAGTCGCGGCGACGAGGAGCGCCCGCGCATCGCGCTCGATGGCGCAGCTTCCGGGTGCCGCCTCGAGGGCCCGGGTTGCGTTGTCTCCGGGGGCACCGCCCCCGCCCCCTCCCCCACTGCCGGCACCGCCGGGGCCGGCGGCCTCCCCGTCAGCGCCAGAGGTTGTCACGCCGGTAGGCGCTTCAGGTTCGGCCGCCGGCCCCGGGGGCGGGGGCGGGGGCTTCGATGCATCCACCATGTTGAGCGGTTGCAGGTAGACGTCTCCGCCCTCGACGGGCGGGAGATTCTCGAGCCGGCGAATGTCGTTGATCGAGAGCCATCCCCACTGCCGCCCGACCGCGTAGGCGTCGAACCGGCTTTTCGTGTCGCCGCGGAGCGCGCCCTCGATCAAGACCTCGGCGTAGACGTTCGGCCCGCGCACGGAGAGCACGCTCCGCCGAAGCGCCGCCTCGAGCCGGCGGATCCACGCCAAGAGAGTGTTCGTCACGTACTCGATCGAAAGATGCTCGATGTTGCTGAAGGTGCCGCGCGAGAGATCGCCGACCATGTGCGGCGGCATCCGGAACATGCGGGCGACGTCCTCGATGGCGAAGCGCGCGGTCTCGAGGAACTGGGCGTCCTTCGGGTTGATCGAGACGGGCGTGAGCGTCATGCCCTCCTCGAGAATCGCCGTTTTCCCGGCGCGCTCGGCGCCTTGGTGCATGGCCTCCCATTCGCGGCGCAACTGCTCGTGCGCCTGCGGAGTGAGCTTGCCCGGGTGCGTGAGCACGCTCGAGGGGAAGGCGCCGTTGACGTAGAAGCTCGCGCCGAAGTCGCGCGCCGCGGCGTGCGCCCCGAGCGACCTCGAGAACAACTGCGCGGGCGTGTAGCCCGTGATCCCGTCGAACGCGAGCCCGTGGACGTGGAGCACGCGCTCGGGCGGGAGCACGGTGCGCTGCCCGTTGGGCTGGACGTACTCGTAGAAGAGCGCGCCGGCCTCCGAGCGCCTCGGGCACGTGCGGCTCGGATCGAGGAGCCAGAGCTCGCGCGGCTCGCCGGTCCCGTCCGGCACGATCTCCGCGTATCCGTTGCCCCACCCCACCGCATTCGACACGATGGCCTCGATGAACGAGTGCGAGCTCTGCTCGGGGTTGGGCGCATCGTGGAGGAGCCGGTACAGGGGATCCTCGGTGAGCCGTCTCTTGCTGCCGTCGCCCTCGTCGCGGTAGACGATGAGGGGGAGCTTCGCGACGTCCTCGGCGATGTTCCGCACGCACGCGGCGTACGTCGGGAGCGTGAGCGCCTTCGCCGGCATGTCGTACTCGATCTGCTGGTGCGGGAAGACGAGCCCGCCGAGCAGCGTGGACCACCCGTTGAGCCATGAGCCCTCGCGCACCTCGATCGCCCCCGAGCCCTTGCCGGTTCCGGGGGCGCTCCCGCGCGGCGCCCGCCGTCGCGCTCCCCTGCGCGACGAACGGGGCGGCCGGCGAGTTTTCGGGGTTGCCACGCGATCAGAATAAGCCCGGCGCCCTCACACGTGAAGAAACCCGCGGCCGTCGTAGACGCTCGAGCCGGCCGCGGTGGACGCGAGCCCGATCCCCATGAGGAGCGCGACTATCCCGTCGATGCGCTCCGTGCTCCGCCGCTTCGACGGCTTGAGGTTGCCGGCCGGGTCGATCTCGACGCACACGTTGGCGGCGCACCATCGCAAGACGGGGTTCGCGCCGTGCGCGAGCGCGCCGCCCATCACGGCCCGCTCAAGCTGCCGGCACGGATCGGCGAAAGACTGGAATCCCTGCCGGAACTCGACGACGTTCGCGCCGTCGCCGGCGAGCTGCGCGGAGAGCTGGCGCGAATTCCACGGGTCGATGGCGAACCCGCGCACGTCGTGCCGCCGGGCGAGCTCGAGGAGATCGGCGCGGACCCGGTCGTAGTCGCACACGTTGCCCGGCGTCAGCGTGAGGAGCCCCTGTTTCGCCCACGTGAGGTAGGGCACCTTGTCGCGGCGCTCGCGCTCGTGCGCGTTGTCTTCGGGGATCCAGAAGTGCGCCCGGCACGCGAACCCCCCCGCGGGGGGCGGGAGGTTCCAGACGAGCACCGCCGCCGTGAGATCGAGCGTGGACGCGAGATCGAGCCCGATCCAGCACGGCGAGGAGCGCAGGAACTCGTCGGGGGGCATCGCGGGGGCGGCGTCCCACTTGGCCATCGGGAGCCAGCGCACGGCCTGCTCGGTCCACTGGTTGAGGTGGAGGCGCCGAAACGTGTTCTCGTACGTCGGCTCCTCTTGCGCCCGGGCGCATTCGCGGCGGAGATATTCCAGCGAGAGCGACACGCCCAGACACGGGTTCGCCGCGGCCCAGACCGCCTCGTCGGTCCAGTCGGCGTCGTCGCCGGCCGCGTAGATCACGGGGAGGAACGCGGGATCCGAGATCACGCCCTCGCGCACCTTGAGCGCGTAGAGGTGCTTGCGGTAGGCGAGGCTTTCGCGGTCGTGCCCCGCGGTCGTGATCGAGAGGATGAGGGGTTGCCGGCGGGCGCCGGTACTCGTCGCGAGCACGTCGAACAGGTCCGGGCTCGGCCATGCGTGCACCTCGTCGCAGACGGCCGCGTGCGTGTTGAACCCGTGCTTGGTGTCGGCGTCGGAGGAGATCGCCTTGTAGGTCGAGCCCTCGCGCTCGTACACGATCGCGTTTCGCAGGACGGTGGATCGGCGGAGGAGCTCGGGCTCGGCGCTCACCATGCCCGAGGCGATCTCGAAGACGATCCGCGCCTGCTCGCGGTCGGCGGCCGCGCTGTAGACCTCGGCGCCGAGCTCGGCGTCGGTGTAGAAGCACGCGAGCGCGACGCCGGCGGCGTAGGTGCTCTTGCCGTTTTTCCGGGGCACCTCGAGCCACGCCTCGCGGAAGCGCCTCGAGCCGTCGCGCCGGCGCCAGCCCCACAGGGTGCGCGTCACTTCCGCCTGCCATCGCTCGAGGGCGAACGCCTTCCCGGCGAGCTCGCCCTTGCGGTGCGTGAGGCACTCGGCGAAGAACGCGACGGCGCGCTCGGCGCGCTCGGCGTCGTAGGTGCACCCGGCCGCGTCGGCGGTCGGGTCGAACCCGGCGACGTTTTCAGGCGCCGAAGAACCGCGCCTTTTCGTTCGTGCCATTCGCGGGATCTTCCGGCGGCGCCGACGCGCGCACGCGGCCGCGGCTCGCGGGCGTGAGCCCGAGCTCGCCCGCGAGCCGGTTCGCGGTCGCCGAGAACCCGCGCACCACCTTGGAGACCGCGTCGAAGTCCTTGACCGTGCGGCACCGCCCGAGCCGGCCGACGAGGCGCTCGAAGGCGGCCTGCGCCACGCAGTAGCGCACGAGGGCGTCGGCGTCGATCCGGGCGATGGCGCGGGCCTCGAGCAAGAGCGGCACGGTGCGCGCCCAGACCGCGGCCGCGCGCCCGACGAGCATCGGCGGACACTCGGGCGCCTCGCACGCCGTCGTCATGCGCGCGCCGTGCCGGTCCGCGCGCAGCGTCCCCCGGAGCCGCAGCACGTTCTCGGGGGTTGGCTTGCGGCCGCGCACGCGCTCACGGCACCCGCGGCGGCCGGTGCGTGAGGAGATAGCGCAGCACGTCCACCACCGCCCACGAGATCCAGAACCCCGCGCCCCAGACCATCCCGTGCAGGATCGTCCATCCGGTGACTTCGTTCATTCGGACACCGCCTTTCCAGCCCGATCTTTACAGCCCGCCGCGTCCGGTGCGCGGCTTGGGGCGGCGCTGCTTCTCGCGGCGCCGCGTGCGCTGCGCCTCGCGCACGTAGGCGAGCGCGTGCTTGTAGCAGCGGTTCCGCCACGGCCCGAACCCGGCGAGCTCGGTGCATCCGGGCTCGGAGCAGAGCGCGGTGCCCGGCTTGTCGCGCTTCACGAGCCGAGCCTCTCCGCGCCGCGCTTGCGCCATGTCCTCGTCACGCGCTCGAGCATCGCCAGCGTTTCGGCGCCCTCGACGTTTCCGACGACGAGCGCCTCGAACGGGATCGGGCCCGCCTCGACGACGACGAGCACGCGCGCACCCGGCGGCGCGATCGCCGTCACGACGCGCCCAAGCTGGCGCAAGAGCGCGTCGAGCTCCTCGTCGCCGAGCGCCTCGAGGGGTTTCGTCGTCATTGGGGCCCCTCGGGGTTTTGACGAAAAACGTGCGCGGGGGCGGGACGGTCCACGCCGTTCGGGTCCTGAAAGGCGACCCCCCCCTCCCCTTTCGATGCCGCATCGAGGGCCACTTGTGCGAGCGGGGGCAAGCACTGCCGGCCCTCGTGACAGAGCGCCGTGATCGCCCCGGTGATGCACGCGAGCTCGAGCTCGGCCCGCACCTGCGCCAGCACGACGGGCGGCGCCTCGAGCGAGGGCCACACGACAAGCACGAACTGGGTGCCCTCGGGGAAGACGCTCCCGAGCGTGCCCCGGATCGCCTGCGCAAGTCTCTTGCGCACGTCGGGCGTCACGTCGAGCCCCCGTGCTCGGGTTGCGGCGTGCAACCCTCGCCCACGATGACGAGAATCGCCGACGTGAAGAGCGCCGCAAGCCCGACGGCACTGCCCGGGTTGCCCGCCACGAAGGGCACTTCTTCGCCCTCCACGCCGAGCACAACCACCATCGCGAACGGCGTGCCTTCCGGGAGCTTCGCCCGCGCGGCCGAGACGGCGCCGCGCATGATGCGTTGCCGCCGCTCCCGCTCGAGCTCGATCTCCTCGGGCGTCACGTCGCCACCGTGCCCGTCCGCCTCGCCTTGCGCGCCTTGAGATCGCTCCTCGTCTTCGGCCCGTGACAGCCTCGGCACAGCGCCTGCAGGTTCGCAGGATCGAGCCGCGCGCCGCCGTCCTCGAGGGGCGTCACGTGATCGACGAGGCTCGCCGGCGAGCCGCACCGCACGCACACGGGATGGCGCGAGAGGAACCATGCGCGCAGCGTGCGCCAGCGCCGGTCATAGCCCCTCGAGGCGGCGCATCCGCGCGCCTCGAGGGGCGACCATGAGAGCGGCCTGAACACGGGGGGCCGTCTCGGCATGTCAGATCCCGAGCTCGATCACGAGCACGTTCAGGATCTCGGACATTCGGAACGCCATCTCCGCCGAGACCCTCTGTTGCGTGAGACTCATGGAGATGCGCGTGCCGACGACATGCGCCCGGAACTCGTTGAGCCCGAACTCGCGGCTCTGCTCGCGCCATCCGAGCTCCTCGCCGGGCTGATGCGCGGAGTAGTCGCCCGGGGAGAAGACGCCCCCGAGATCGGCGACGGCGGCCGAGTCGAGGCGCTGGCGCAGGTCGTCGGTGAACGCCCCCTCTTGGACCCTCCCGCCGAGCATGACGTCGGCCATCATCGCCGTTGCGTCGGTCGAGACGGTGCAGAGAATGTCGCCGAGCTCGTGGTCGTATCCAGCCACTTCGTAGACGTCGCCTAGTGCCATTGGGGGATCTCCTCAGCCGGGTTCGGGCTCGACGGGGGGTGGTTCAATCGGGGGAACCTGCAGGCGCGCCTCGCTGGCGGCGGCCGTGAGGGCCGCGGCGAGCTCCTCGGCGAAGTCGGGGCCGATGGCCCCGTTGGAGAGCGACACGCGCACCGCGCCGTTCAGCGCCTGCACGTGGAAACGCACGTCGCCCGTGTGGGCCTGATACGTGCTCCCCTCGTGCGGATCGGCCTCGAGCGTGCTCGGGGCGATCGACGTCGCCGGCATGGCGAGGCGCTTCTCCTCGCCCGGCTGTGCCGGTATCGCCATCGGGCGCTCCTCGTCCTCGTCGTGCCGCTTCGTGCGTTGCGCTTTCGCAAACATGGTGCTCCTCTCAGCCCGTGCGGGCCGTGCGTGCATGCGTCGGGAGCTCCGCCTCGAGGCGGAGCGCGTTCGTGACCCACCCGGGACCATTGTTGCCCCTCGCGGCCCGCGTGCAGACGTCCTCGAGAATGTCCAGCGCCGGTCGCCGCGCGCAGAGCAGCGCGAAGCACGCATCGAGCGCGCCCTTTTCGCGCGACGGATCCCATCCCCGGACGCGGGTCCGCAGGATGCGGCGGCATTCGTCGAGTGCGGCGTTCACGGTCGGATCTCCTCGGTCGAGGGCGCTCCGGGCATCCGGGCACCGCGGCGGAGCCGCGGCTTGGGCCGGAAGGATCCTTGCAGCTGTCGCACGCGGCGGAGCCGGGCGTTCGATCGTGGCCTCGGGCCCGGCGGGAGGGCACTTCGCGAGCAGGCAGGCGACCCGCCGCTCGACGAGCTCGGCCGCCAGCGAGGCGGCCGGCTCGCGCGCCCGCGTTGCGCGAGGAGTCCGTTCGGCGTTGTGCTGTGCTGTGCTGTGCTGTGCTGTTTGTCGTCTCTCAAGACACCTGAATGCAAGAGAGTCCGACGCCCGCGCGAAAACGGGTGGACGCGCGCGCACGAGGGCCGGTGAAACGTTTCGCAACGTTTCGTGAAACGTTTCAGGAACGTTTCGTAACGTTTCAGGAACGTTACAGGTGACGTCACGTGACGTCACCGGTGACGTCACTTCCGGAGGGGGCGCCCCGGAGGTTCGGACGTCCGGGGGAGAGTCATCCCCGACGTGCAGTGCGAATGGAAGGCTCGGCCCGGAACGGCCCGCGGAGAGCTCCTCGAGCCGGGCCCGCCGGCGCTCCCGGTGGCGCCGCACGCGTGCGGTGCTGGTGCCGGTGGAGCTCGCGGCGAGCCATTCGTCGGCGTGCGGGAAGAGCGCCCCGCGCCGGGTCAGCTTGACGAGCTTCGCGTGCTCGAGGGCCAACGCGATGCCGCGGATCCCGAGGGTCTCGTCGAGCCACCTGCGGTCGCCGCCCTCGAGGAAGGGATCGACGCCGGGCTCGACGTTCGGCACGAGCTCGGCGACCTTGGCCAGCGCTCCGTAGACGAGATGGACGGCGACGGGGCGCCATGCCGCGTTTGTGCGGGCGAGCGCGATCGCGGCGACGCCGGTCCTTGGCATCGTCCACGCGGAAGATCGGAGGCGTCCTGCCATGTGCCGACGCGGCGGCGCTCCCGCGGGAGCGCGGCCGCGACGGCACGGGGCGGCACGGGTCCGGGCCCGCGCCGCCCCCTGCACTCACGTCGTCACGTGTGCGTGTGCGGGTTCGGGGGGCACGGGTTGCCCGCCCACTTGCATCGGTACTGGCACAGCCGCGTCACGCCCGGCCCGACGACGTCGAACCACGAATAGCACACCCCTTGGGCGCCCATCGCCTTGCACTCGATGCCCGCCTGCCGCGCACACGCGGCGTCTTCCGCGGGCCCGGGCGTCGGGCTCGGTCCCATCTTCGGGGCCGCGCCCGTAGTCGGCCCGCCGAGCGCCACCACCGCCATGCAAAGCGCGTTGAGCGGCGCGCCGCACGGGCCCGCGGCACCGCCGCCGGCACCGCCGCCGGCACTGCCGCCCCTGTCAGCATGGGGCTTGCCTGGGTGAGCCGGGGGCGGGAGCACCGGGCGGTCGGAATGCGGGAGCGGCTCCCAGACGTTCGTTCCGGTGTCGGGCCAGAGCGGGCCGTCCGGAACCTCGCCCGATTCCATCTCGCCGGCGCCCTCGCACGTCCGATGGACGACGGGCGGGAATCCGACGCGCGCCGGGAGCCGCATGAGATCGAGGAAGCTCTCCATGTCGCCGAGCGCGCACTCGACGACGTCGGCGCACTCGATCTCCCCCGAGCGCCGCTCGTACCAGACCTCGAGGAGCCACACGTCGCCCTCGTCGCCGCGGCCGACGCCGGCGAGCACCGTCCAAGCCTCGACAATGTCGCACGGCGCCTCGACGTCGTCGGCGAAGGCGCCCGGGGCCTCGAGCCCCATCATCGGCCACGTGTCCGCGCACAAGGGCTCCGGGAAGTTGAGGAGCGCATCGAGCCCGTAGCGCAGGGACAGATAGAGCCCGATCTCGTCGGGCCCGCCGAGCAGGCCGCCCGGCCAAGGGAACTCCTCCCACGTCTCGAGATCGACCCACTGCACGAAGAACCGGCCGACGTCGCGGCGCACGGTCATGCCCGGCATGACGAGGATGCCGCGGCTCTCCCAGAACGCGGAGGGCGAGGGATCGACCACGGGCGGGAGCGGCGTCACCACACGTGGAGCACCCGACGAGCCTGCCGGCTCGCCGGGTGCCACGTGTGCGGCGCCGCCGTGCGCCAGTATCGGGGTGAGCAACACGGACCAAACGACAGGATGCATTCGGAGCATGGCGGCAAATCCGATCTGCCGCGCGGAGCGCGGCGCTGGGGGAGAAATCATGTTCGCGGCGCCGACGAGGATGCATCGCCGGTGAGCTCGCCGAGCCCTTTGGCGAACGGCACGAGCCGGCGCGCCACGCGCGCCGCCGTCTTCGGGAGAAATCCCGCGGTCCCGTCGTAATCGACGGCCTCGGTGCCGTTCCAGAGAAGACCGACCGTGTAGTAAATCGTCCGCATGTCGGCGCCGACGCGCTGCAGTTCGCGCGGCCGGCCGCGTTCGTCGAGCGTGCAATCGACGGTCGAGCCGTCCGAGAGTCGCGCGGTGGCGATCAACGTCTCGCCGATCGAGCCCTTCTCGATCGAGACGATTCTCGGGGTTGGTTTGCGTTGCGTGTCTGGCGCCGGCCCGGGGTCAACGTGAGTGCGTGTCATGCGTGCCTTTCGGGGTTGCCCCGGGGGGTCGAATCCCCCCGGGTCCATCTCGCCCCCCTTGACGTGCTTCGCATGACCCTATCGGTAGCCCCCGACCTGTCAAGCCCTTTCGCGCGCCTTGTCCCCGATCGGTTGATCGCCGGTGGACAAGTCGTGGACCGACGACGACGGCCCGCCCGCGGGCGACGGACCTTCCGGGGGCCACAGGAGCGCCGGCATCGCCTCGGCCACCGGACGCAATTCGTCCAGCCGAACACGGTCGTAGACGCCGAGCGTGATCCGCGGGTCCGTGTGCCGCGCGAACCCCTGCACGTCGCGGTACGTGGCCACCCGACGCGCACGCTCGGTGATCGCCGCCTTCCGGAACCGATGCCACGCACCCCGCCCCCGCGCAATCCCGGCCCGGGCGCAGTCGGCAACAAGCGTCTTGTGACAGGGCACGACGGGAAAGACGAGCCCGCCCGCACTCGACCACCACGCCCAGCGCGCGAGGAGACCCACGCACTCCGCGCACAACGGCAACACGTCGCGCCGCCGGCTCTTGTCGCACGTGACCACGATCGCGGCCCCCGCGAGATCGACGTCGGCCCACGCCTGCCCCGCCGCTTCCGAATACCGCAGCCCCGTCAAGGCGAGGAACGCATAGAAGGTCGAGCGCATCGGCCCGTGCCGCCCGCGGCGGCGATCAGAAGTCTCCTCCAACGCCCGCACCGCCCGCAAGAGCGATCGGAGCTCCTCGAGCGTGAACGGCTCCGCCCCCGGCGCCGACGCGGCACGCGGGAGCCGGATCGCGCGGAACGGGTTCGCCGAGACCCGCCCGCTCGTCTCGAGCCAGTCTCCGAAGGCGCGCAACACGCTCGCGCGGTTGCGCTGCGTCTTCCCGCGCCAGCCCCCGTGCTCGAGCCACGCCAGCCCGTGCATCGCGGTGAACGCCTGCCCGCACGGCGGGCCGAAGTGCGGCCCCGCCGCCTCGACGAAGCGCACGAACTCCTCGGCCGCGCGGGCGCAGCGCCGGCGATGGCGCTCGCTCCACCCCAGACGAACGAGCTCCCCCAGCCACGCACGGGATAACTCCATGGCGACCGACACAAACCGTCACCCTACCGATAGACTCCCCCAAGGAACACCCTTGAGCCTCGAACTTTTCGACCTGAGCATCCTCACCACGCCCGAAGTCGCCAAGATCCTCGGGATCTCCCCGGGCCGCGTCCATCAGTTGGCGCGCCGGCTCGAGCGCAAGCCGGCGAAGCGCGGCATGGTGCGCCTCTGGACGGGCGCCGACGTCCGCGCGCTGCAGGCGATCCGCAAGCCCAACGGGGGCCAGCGCAAGATACGGGGTTGACGCCCCGGAAGACCCGCCCCCGGAAGACCCTCCCCCGCTTGGCGGCGCTCGCCGCCCTGCTCGGCCCGCTCTCCGGGGGTTGCACCTTCCGACAGGAAACGGAAATCACCTTGTTCCCGACCCAGACCGACCGCGCCCTCGCCGACGCCCGCGACCGCTTGCTCGATGCGTGCATGGAGTACGAGCGCGAGCGCCTGCCCGCCGGCCTCGTCGAAGCGCGCGACGCCTACCTCGAGGCGCTCCGGGCGCACGACGAGGCGCGCCGCGCCGCGGCGGCGCGCTGGGAGCGTTGACGCCCGCACCGCGGGCACGCACCGCGGGGCGCCGCTTTACTTTGCCCGACGTGACCACGCCCGTAGAGATCCTCGGCGGCCGGTTTGACGGCGCCCGCGTGCGCCTGCCGCGCGAGTGCGCGCATCCCGCGGTGCGCTTCGTCGTCTTCCACGATCCCGCGTGCTTCACCGACCGCGCCGAGTGGGATCCCCTCGACGAGCTCGAGGGCCGCGACGGGTTCCCGCTTCACGTCGAGGTCGTCCGGCGCGAAGACGGCACGATCGCGCATCTCCGCCCGCCGGCGGGAATCGCCGCCTACTGGCTCGGCCTGTGAAAAGCCGCGGCGCACGCTCCGACGCGCGCGCCGCGGCCGCGTGGACGCGGCAACATAGACCCATGCCCAAGCGCCCGATTGAAACCACGCGCCTCCCCCACGCGCCCCCGCCGGCGGCGGCACCGCCGCGGCTCGACGGATATCCCACGCTCGACCGCCCTTGGACGCCCGCCGTGCGCCTGCTCCTCGGCCTCACCGTCGTGCTGCTCCTCGCCGCCGCGATGCTCCTCGTCCTCGCGCTTCTCGCGCGGTGACGTTCAACGATTCGTTGAACGCTTGAACTAGTCGCCGCACCCGCCGCACGGGGCACCGCCGCGCATGCGCTGCGTCTCCTCCCACAGCATCCGCCGCTCCGCCGCGAGCTCCGCCGGCGATCGCCGGTCTCCGCCGTGCTCGAGGCACGCGGCGCAATGGGAGAGGTTCGGCCATCCGCCCGCATAGCCCAGCGCGCACCGCCCGCCGCCGGCCCGCGCCGCCGGCGACCAGTGCGCACACGCGACCACGAGGGGAATCGTCGTCATGGCTCGGGGGGCGGCGCCTCGCTCGGCACCTGCGGCGGGAGGGCGGCGACGAACTCCTTCACGCGCTCGCGCCGGTTGGGCACGTTGTTCGTCTTGTTCCACGCTTCCCACAGGACCACGCCGTGCGCGCCGGCCTCGAGCGCCGGGTCCACTTGGCACGATCGCCATTCGCTCGTCGTGAGCTGCACCGCGTCGCGCTGGCTCCACGTGAACGGCAGTATGAGCTTGCCGTCGTTCTCGAGCTTGCACGAGAGCACGCTCGCGCGCGTCCATGCCGGCTCGGACGGATCGACGCCCGCATACTTGTCGTAGGCGGTCGGCGACCACCACTTCTGCAGGTCGCCGATCGCGCGCTGGCGCATCCACGAGTAGCGCGCCGCGAGCTTCTGGTCGTCGTGCGCCCGGTTCCAGTACTGGTTGCCGCTCCCGCGCAAGTCGTCGAGCACGAAGTCCTGCGACCCGACGCCGTACCACGAGGCGAGCACGTCCGGCCGGTGCGCGCGGCAGAGCTCCATGCCGCTCCGGTAGACGCGGATCGCGTCGCCCTTGCCGGCGACGGCGTCCGCCATCCAGTTGATCCCGTGCAGCGTCTCGAGATCGAGGTTCGCCAGCGCGCCGAAGGGAAGCGCGTCGAGGAACGAGCGCACGTAGTCGGCGTCGAGCTCGCCCGACTCCTCCACGATCTCGCCGTACAAGACGTGGCACGTCGCGTGGATCCACCCCTCGGGGAGAAACGGGAGAATGTCGTCCTCGGGAAACTCGTGATCGCTGGCAAGGATGCGCTGCCGCATGGTGAGCCTTTCACTTGAAGACTAAAGAACGGTCCACGTGCCCAGATCGAGCACCACGTCGCCGTTGGAGATCTCGATGCCCGTGCCGAGCGGCGGGAGCACGAACCCGCTCGGGCACGGATCGACGACGAGCGTCACGCCCCCGACCTGATCGAGCCACGAGTCGGGAAGCGCGCGCGTGATGCACGTCACCTCGGGGTTGCAGAACCCGAAGAACCGGAACGACACGCTCACCGGGAAGGTCCGGGGATCCGTGTTGAAGCAGTTCGTCTGCATTCCCGCAAACGTCGATTCTTCGACGTCGAGCGAGCACGTGTACGTGCACGTCGGCGGCCCGCTCACGAGCTCCACGTCGATGATCTTGCACACGCACTCGCCCTCTTGGCACGTCGGCGACGGGCCGAGCATGCCCGGGTCGATCCACGTGCATTGGTCGTCGTCGGCGACGAACGAGCCCGGGCCCAGACCCGTGTAGCGCACGCCGTGCAAAAGAAAGTCGTACTGGCGCGTGACGCTCCACTCGCACCCGCCGAGAAACTCCGTCGAGCGCACGATCACGCCGACGATCTGGACGACGATCTCCGCATCGCACGTCGCGCACGCGAAGCATCCGGGCTCGATCGCCCCGCAACAGCACGCGCTGCCCTCGCCGTCGCTGAAGACCTTCGATCCCAAGAGGTTGATCTTCCCGCCGGCGACGACGCACGCGCCCGCGGTCACGACTCCGCTCCCGAATACTCGTCGATGACGATGACGCCCCCGGTGCCGTTGCCGCCGCCGACGTTGCCGCCGTTGGAGATGTTGCATCCGCCGCCGCCGCCGCCGCCGTAGCCCAGCGCGTTGTTGCCGTTGCCGTGCGTGCTGCGCATGGCGCCGCCGTTGCCGAACTCGCACGAGCCGCCGAATCCCGCCACCGCCGCCGACGTGGACCGGTTGAATCCGAACATCCCGCCCATCGAGGAGAGGTTCAGGTCGCCGTTCGTCGAGACGGCCGCCGGCGCCCCGCCGAGCGTGAACCCGACCGCGACGGCGTTCCCGCCCGCGCCGCCGCCGCCGCCGTTCGCGGTGTACGTGGTCGCGCCGATCGTGAGCGTGGTCGCCCCGCCGGCCGTGCCCGCGTTGTTGCCCGCCGCGCCCCCGGTGCCCGCGGCGCCGATGGCGCACGTGTAGGACGTGCCCGCCGTCACGGTCGCCTGCACGTAGAGGAACCCGCCGGCGGGGCCGCCGGCGCCGCCGCCGGAATTGCTCGTAAAGGTCGCAATCCCGCCGCCGCCGCCGCCGCCGCCGATCATGCGGATGAGCGCCGTCACGGCGCCCGTGCCGGCGACGTACGAAGTGTCCGAGCCGCTCTTGACGACGCGGCGCAGGAAGCGCCCCGCCTGCCCGCCGTTCGTCCGGTCGTTGTGGGTGCCGTCCTCGTTGCCGATGTAGAGCGCGGCGCGGCTCGCCGAGTAATCGACGGCCTGCTCGCCGGGGGCGAGCAGGGTTGCCTGCGGATCGGTCGGGCTCCCGCGCCGTATTTGAATGAGGACCATCTCAAACGCCTTTCAAGTGTGGTTCACCACGCGCCGCCGTCGATCTCCTCCAGCGGCGGCGAGGGCGCGACACCGCCCTCCCCTGCCGCCGAGCCGATGCCGCGGTCGCCGGGCGGCCCGGGCGGCCCGCGCGTTCCGACGACGCGCCCGACGTTCTCCTCGCGGCCGTCCGTGTACGTGAAGACGAGCGCCGTGCCCACGATCCGCGCGTCCACGATGCCGGGCCCGCGCTCGCCCTCGGGGCCGGGCGGCCCGCGGAACCCGCGCTCGCCCTGCGGCCCCTGCGGTCCCGGCGGCCCGGGGATCCCGGGAATGCCGGGGTCGCCCTGCCGGCCCTCGGCGCCGTCGATGCCCGGCGGCCCCTGCCGGCCCTCGAGCCCGGGCTCGCCGCGCACGCGCCGCGCCGCGAGCCAATCGACGTTGGAGAGATCGACGAGGGCCGCGCGGGCGCGCAGGCGCCGGAGCTCGGCCAGCGCGAAGCGCAGGCGCCCGCGCTCGCCGAGCGCAAGCTCGACGCGCCGCGCGCCCGGGCGCAGCGTCACGCGGCCCGCGCCGCGGGCGGCACCGCCGCTCACGTCCACTCTCCGCCGTCGAGCGAGCTCTCGCACTGCGCGACGTCCACCTGCTCCCAGACGACGAGGTGATACACCGCGCCGCCGTCGGTCTCGCTCTGCCCGTCCGACCAAAGCAGGCACTTCGCGCCCACCGCCGCGGGCAAATGAACCACGAGCGCCGCCGGGAAGATCCGGTTGATCGGCGTGGCGCCCGCCACCTTGACGTTGCCGAAGATGCTCGAGGCGTCGTAGGTCGCGTTCGCGGTCCCGTACTTCGCGGTGATCGTCGCCGGCACGACGCGCGGGCCGAAGCGCCGGTAGAACGCGGCGACGAGCTGCAGTTCGTCGGCGCGCGAGCGCGCGAGCACCCCGACTCCGCGCACGCTCCCCACGCGCCCCGCCTGCATGCGGTTGAGCTTCGCGGCCGTGATCGAGTCGCCGGGCTTGAACGGGGCGGGCGCCGCGGGCATCACGCGCCCCCGATCAGGAGATCGAAGAAATTGACGAGCGAGTACCAATCGACGGTCTGCCAGTAGGCGCTCGTCGGCTCCGGGTGCGGCTTGCCGGTCTCGGGGTCGATCCACTCGGCGAGCGGCGGCCAGCCGTAGCCCTTGGAGGAGAACTCCATCACGTAGTTCCACGCCGGCACGCCCTCGTCGCCGCCCGTGATGGATCCGGCCGGCGCGAGCCAGTCGAAGTCGAACTTCGTGCAGAGCCAGTAGCCCGGATCGAGCCCGTACCAGACCGTCGAATTGCACTTGTTGAGGTACAGGCGCTGGTCGGCCGCGGGATCGCCGCTCTCGACGATGCGCTCGAAGCGCAGCACCTGCTGCGCCATCGTCGTTTGGATCGTGCCGCACTGGCGGCGCAGCGTCGGCCCCACCTGAATGGTGCTGGTGCCCCACGTCGTCGGATCCTGCGAGCTCCTCGAGGTCTCGACGGTCTCGAGCGCGCCGCTTCCCGTGTAGCGGTAGTCGGGGAAGATCCACAGCCGGCGGTACGTGCAGAGCACCAAGACCGTCATCGTGTCGATCGGCGTGGCGCGGCGCTCGACGAGTCGGAGCTTCGATCCGACCGCAAAGAGGGAGTAGGGCTGCGGGCAGACGGGGTTCGCGAGCGCATCGAGGAGCAGGGTCGCGCTCGGCGAAAGCCCGGCGATGATGACGGGATCGACGAACTCGAAAAGCTCGCCGTCCACGAAACGCGCTTCCTGCCCGTCGATGATCTTTTTCGTCGCGGTGACGGCCATCGCGCTACGTCGCCCTCGCGGTGCGGGTGTTGTTGGCGATCTGCTGCAGGAGCGTCGTCTGCTTCGCGGCGTGATCGGCGCCGGCGCCGGTCGTGAGCGGGGTCGCCTGCCGGAACTTCCCGCCGCCGCCGGCGCCCCGCGCGGGCTTGCCGGTGATGGCGCTCGCTATGTCGCCGCCGAGCGTGCCCGGGTCGAACGGCCGGAAGGGGTTGAAGTAGCGGAAGAACCCGAACACGTCGCCGAGCAGACCGCCCTTCTCGATGAGCTTGTCGAGCCCGGTGCCGAAGGACGCGATCCAGCCCTCGCCGGCGATGCGGGCCGCGGCCATGGAGCGCGTGAACTCCTGCAAACCGCGCGAGATCTGCCGCACGGCCTCGAATGCGAGGAGCTTCGTCGCGATCCCGCCGAGCACCGTGTCCTTGCCGAACGAGCCCGCGGCCGTCTTCCTGACGTCGGCGACGGCGCCCCTCAGCCGGCGGAATCCGGCCTCGGCCGCGGCGGTCGCCGCGGTCACGGCGACGACAAGGCTCGCAGCGATCGCCATTAATCGACCCTCCCGAATGCCTCGGCGATCGCGCGGACGGCTGTATCGACGTCCTGCTCGGTCGCCGGCGCGCGGTATCCCAAGGAAAAGTCTTCGGCCCGGGCGGCGGTACCCCGGGCGCCCAGCATGTTGACCACCGCCGCGGCGACCATGCCGGCCCGGAGATCGGCGCGAAGCGCCGGCTCGGGCTCGAGCCGGAACCACGCCTGCCACGTCGAGAGCTCGGCCGAGTCGAGCTCCTCGAGCAAGCGCCGCCTGCTCATGCCGAGCGCAAGGCAGAGGGCGAGGATCATCCGCTCTCGCTCCGAGCCGCGGAGACTTGTTCCAGTTCGGCGACCTCCTGCGGCCCGATCCGGTTGAGCCGGCACGCGGCGTCGAAGACCCGGTGCATCGGCGCCGCGTCGCGCCCCGCGAGGAGCTCGACGTCGGCCTCGGAAAAGAGGCGCCTGCCCTCGCCGTCCACGGCGCAGAGCATGACGAGCATCGCCCGCACGAGGTCGCGCCGGCCGCCCTCGAGGGCGCGGCGCTCGTACGTGTCGCGCTCGCCGGCGGAGATCGAGCGCACCCAGAGCGCGCCGCCCCACTCGGGAACCTCCACCCGCATCGGCGGCGCCGTCGCGGCGGCGAGAATCCTCTCCCGGGTGAGCGTGCCGTTCACGTCCATGACGGTTTCCCCGTGAAGCAGAACGAGACCTCGCGCGTGACGACTCCGCCCGGATCGGAGAACCCCACGCCCAGACGCGAAATGAACGCGTTCCCCGAAAGCGTCTTCGTTCCGTCGCCGTAGATGATCGTCAAGAGCTTGGGCGTCGAGCTCGCGTAGTCGGTCTCGAGCGTGTTCTGGGTCGCCGCGGCCTCGTCGAAGTTGAGCACGCACGGAACCTCGACGGCGCTCCCGAGCCCGGGTTGGGTCTCGCGGTGGTTGTTGGGGCTCTGGCACGTCGTGAAATCGACCTTTTCGACCTCGCGCGACGGGTGCCCGATCGAGACGATGTGCGCGAGCACGGCGCTTCCCGCCGTGCCCCACACGATCGACGAGCCGTGTCCGATGATCTGGCCCATTCAGGATCCTCCAGAGAAGGCGGAAATGTCCACCGTCGCCGCGTACTCGATGGCCTGCTCGTCGCCGGGGGGGTTGGCGCTCCTCGAGCGGCGCCCCGTGACGAGGAACTTTTGCGCGGCGTCGAGCGCGGTCCCGTGCAGCGCATCCCGCACGGCGTCGGCGAGCTCCTCGGCCTGCTTGTGCCCGTCCGCCACGCAATCGACGTCGTAGTCGGTGCGCTTGAAGAGCGCCGCCGAGTCGCACACGGGGAAATGCTGCTCGCCGGTGCGCTGGTAGGCGACGAACGGCCGGCCCGCGTCCACGGGCGCAAGCTGCGGAAAGATGCGCGTTCCCACGATCGCCGAGACCGCGGCCGAGTCGGAAAGCGCGTCGTAGAGGGCCTTGTCCACGTCAGCCACTGCCGGCGACCTCCTCTCCGCGGTCGAGCCCCTTGCCCTTGCGGATCTTCTCGAGCTCGTCCTTCATGACGCCCACGCCCGCGGCGAGGGCGAAGCGCCCGGTCATGCGCGCCGCGTTCGTAAGCATGAGCCGGGCCGGCACGCGCTTCCGCGTGTCGGCCGCCGCGGCGAACGGCGCCAAGCCCTTTTTCGCGCGGGCCGTCTGGCGCGCCGCCTGCACGTCCGGCGCGAGCCGAGCGAAGCGCTGCGCGGCGCGCTGCCCGCTCGAGCGGTCCCCGATCCCGTGCCCCCACTCGACGAACGCGGCGTAGAACGTCGGACCCGTGAACCACCGCCGGCCGAAGATGGCGCCGATGGCGAGCACGCGCCGCCCGTAGGAGCGCAGGCGGCGCACCTTGAGCGCCTTGCGGAGCGTGCCCGTGTCGCGCGGCGTTCCGCCCCGGGCCGCCTGCGCGACGATCTTCGCCGCGTGCCGGAGCCCGCGGTTGACGGTGCGCGTGCGGAACTTCCGTTCCACCGTCGAGAGGAGCGCGTCCACCTCGCGGGCGTCGATCGTGACCTCGACGGCGGTCACTCGACGGGCTCCCTGCACACGAGCCGCGCCTCGCGGCGCCGGTTGTCGGGATCCAGAACCGCCACGATCTCGAGGGCCCGATCGCCGTGCATGAGCCGATGATCCTTCGTGACCTCGAGGGGAAGGCGGACGCGCACCTCGACGGCGTTCTCGCCGTAGGTCTGCCGGATCCGGGCGAGCTCGGCGCCGGCGTCGTTGCGCACCTGCGCCCAGACGGTGCCCGCGTTCGTCCACGCGACGACGGCCTCGCCGAGATCGTTGCGCGTGGTCGATCGCGCCTGCACGGTCACGCGCTCGCGGAGCAGGCCTGCTCTCACGAGAGCACCCGCATGCGGTAGGGCTCGACGAGCGCGCTTACGGCGAACTCGATCTCTTTCGAAATCGTTCCGACGAGCCCGCTCTCGCGGTTCTCGTACCAATGCGCGGCGAGGAGGCGCACCGCCTGCACGAGCTCGGGCGGCACGTTCGCCGCCGTGCCGGTGCCGGCGAGGAAGTCGAACTCGTGGACGGCGCCGGCCTGAAAGCCCGCAAGCTGCGTCACGACGCCCGGCTCGCTCGCCGAATCGACGTGGTAGTTGAGCGCGGGAATGACGCTCGCGGCGCCCTCCTCGGTCGTGCGCACGCGCACGGCGGCGACGGCGGCGAGCGGCGGCATCGGAAGCTGCACCCGGCCCATCCGCCAGCCGGCCCCGTTGCGGATGACGTAGGTAAAGCCTTGGGTGAGGAACGCTCGCTGCGCGAGGCGCTGGCAGTGATCGACCGCGGCGGCCGCGTAGGAGTCGATGAGCGCGTCCTCGTCGTCGTGCTGGACGCGGAGATGAGCCTTGAGGTCCGCCGTCGAGAGGAGCGCCGCCGGCGGCGCCGTGCGAACGAGCGACCACCGCCGCGCTGCAGAGGGCGCCTCGTGCATGTTCAGCATCGGCGCCGCCGTTCGGGTTTCTGCGGCGGGCTCGCGCGCGTGCCGCCGTCCGTCGCCGCGCTCTCGAGCGGCTCGGCCCGCCGCTCGCGCTCGACGATGCCGCGGCCCTCGAGGATCTCGACGATCGGCGGATCGAGCTCGCCGCGCTCGCCCGGCGCCCAGATCCCCCACGGTTTCACAAAGAGAACTCGCATTGTTGATCCGGGGTCCGGGGGGAGGGCCCGGCGCGTCTCTCCGCGCGCCGGGCCCGATCCAAGGGAATCCGCTACACCGCGGCGAGCATGAGCTTCGCGGTCGAGCGCTTCACGCTGTTGTCGCTCGCATCGTGGATCGACGCGGCGAACCGCTCGTTGGCGCGCACCGCGAATGCGTCGTCTCCGAAGTAGTAGTGCGGGGAATACTGCACGTTGAACTGCCGGCGGTCGCCGAAGGCGCCGCCGGTCTCGAGGGAGCCGAACACCGCCACCGCCGTGTTGACCGCCGGCGAGGCGCTCATGGCGCTCGTGAAGATGACGGGATAGCCGAACAGGCTCGGCCGCACGCCGTCTCCGATGTCTTCCTTCGTGTTGCCGCCCTGCGCGTACATGAGGCGCATCGCCGAGCGCGCGAAGACGCTCCGGTTCATGATCCACACGGGGTTGTTGATGTCCGAGAGCGCGTAGTCGGCGACGGATCCGAGCACGCTCAGGAAGTGCGTCATCGTGAGGAGCTCGGGCGTCGTGATCCCGGCCCCGGGCGTCACCGTGCCGGCCGTGCCGGTCGCGAGGATGATGCCCGTGATCGACAGGTACGGCGGCGTGCCGAGCCCGTTTATCAAGCAGTCGTCCTCGAAGAACGCGGCCTGATACGCGAAGTCGCGCGCCAGCACGTCGCCCACGTACGGGAGCGAGTCCTCGGTGAGCTCGTTGGAGACCTTCGTGAGCCCGCCCGCCTTTTTCGCGGTGAGGTTGACGTATCCGCCCTGCGCGCCGGCCTCGGTCGGGAGCGCGTTTTCGTTGATCGCGCCCCACGTCGGGCGCGTCGTCACCTTGGGAACATAGAGCACGTCGCGCGACATCGGCCAGATGCGGAAGGCCTGCCGCACGGCGCCCACCATCCCCATGATGTCGATGATCTCGGTCGCGAACTCCTGCGGCGTGAGAAATCCGCCGCTCGCGTCGGTCGTGTTGGACATGGCCCGCGCCTCGGCCGGGGCGGCCTCGGGGCGGAGCTCGATCCCGCGCTTCTCGAGCCAGTTGCGGCTGGCGCCGCTCCCGCGCAGGGCGAATATGAAGTGCGCGAACCCGGTCGCGCGCTCGGTCGCCCCCTCGCCCCGGAACACCTTCAGCCCGCGTGCCTGCGCGTGCTTGATCCGCTCGGGCGTCACGACGCCGGGCTGATACGGCCGCGTGCTCCGCGGCTCGAGCTCGCGCTGGGTGCCCTTCGCGTCGCGGATGATCTGCCGGCGGCGTTCCTGCTCGAGCTCGTCGATCTCGCGGCGGAGCTCGTCGCTCTGCCCGATGTACCCGTCGATGAGCTTAAGCTCGTCCTCGGTCAAGGCGCGCTTCTCGTCGTCGCCCTTGACCATGATCTGCTCCGCGTCCGACAGGAGCGCGGTGCGCTTGTCCTTCTTCGCCTTGATCTCCTCGTACGTCGGCATTGTCGCCGCTCCCGGGCGGCACGGCCGCCCCGTTCGCGCGCGGCGGCAGACGCGGCGAACGCGCCGCGGCGGGAGCCGCGCATCGTTGTGCGTGTTGGGGGGCGATCCGCGCCGGGCTCGGCCGGCGAGTGCTCGCATTCAGCGTGCCGGCGGCGCGCTCGGGCGCCGCGTCACGTCGCCGCCATTATGCGCCGCGCGCCATGGCGAGGGAAAGGCGCCGCCGCGCCGCCGCCGTCCGGGAGCGCCGCGCCCCGCTCTCCTCGAGCACGCGCAGCGAACGCAGCGCGACCTCG